AGCCAGAACTGGTTGAGTCCCCCGGTTTAATCCGGGGCGTTCAAATTACAACCAAACGCAAACGTCTTTCCAAATTGAAAAGGCCTTTGTCAAGTGCGGTCGAACGCAATCACGTTGTACTACAAACCCTTCCCATCCTTTCGGATAGTAGGGCTCAGCAGCTGTGGAGCCATCCGCAAATTTTAAATGCGAATACCCACAGCTGTGCAAGAACACAAAACCTTTCGGTAAGTGTCCAAGAAATGTAGTAGTAAATTGGGCTTTATATAAAGCGTAAGTCCAATTTACAGTACCATCGTCTCTATAAACGAGAGGTTTGGAAGTTATGGTGTAAAACCCATAACCCTCCCAACCTTTCTTGAGATTAGAGTGATATCTGTTTCCAGAATATTCCTCAAAAGGTACAACAAAATGACCATCCCCCTGTCCATCGGGCCCCTTTAACGCATGGAAGCGTTTTGGGACCAGATTCTTCAGATTTCTCCACCATTCAGCATAATACACGTGACCGAAATTCGGTCCCGCATTACGCCTAATATGGTTACACCAGCCTATTAAAACAGCTGGCGTAGGAGTTTTCTTCAAGAACAGGGGTCTGACTTGACTTCCTAAGAAATAATCCGCACCACAAGACTCTCGAAAGGGTCCCGTGGCAAAAGATTTATCTAGATTTACTTCGAAACCGAGTTGCTTTAATACTCGGGTGAGAAGCTCGTAACTTGCTGCTGGGACGATAATATCGTCTCCATACACGTTTACTTGATTTGTAGGCAACTTTAAATAATTGCACACAGATCGAGCTACACTGAGAAAAATCAGTGATTCTAGCTCAAAAGTATACGCGTTACCCATAGAAGAAAATTTCTCCAATGGGTACACCCGACCTTCAAAAGTGAAGTTAGGGCTGCGAGTTACATCTAGCAGTTCAAACCAATCAAATGGTAGCATATATAATACGACATTATAAGAAATCGTATCGGACGCACTGGAAAGATCTATCGTTGCTAAAGAATTAGTCAAAGCACCATGCTTTGCTAACCTCTGGTTTAACGTTTGATCAAACAGATTACATCCGACAGACTTCAATCGTCGCTTAATATGCGCACCTATGCCTTTCTGTATAAAGCCATTAAACAATGGCTCAACACAGATAGGTCGATCGGTTTTTGCTGTCTTAGGGACAAAGGTCAATCTACTTCCAGGAACAACGTCGTACCAGTTTAACTGGCATACGTCGCCGGAAGGAGCGTCTTTCAAAAATGCTCCCTCCCACGCTGGATATCGAAGCCCGCTTCTGCGGACCTCATCGTAAAGAGCCTTTGTAATTGTAGGCTTGCTTTTCAGCTTATCTATAACGGAACATCTATTATTAGATAAACCGACACTAAGCCCAGGGCCAAACGACCCTGCAATATCACTTAACGTTGGTGCAGTACCAAGAATACGACTTATTTTACGAGTAGCCAGGTAAATTACCTGTCTTTCATCGTCTCTCTCAAAACGAGAGAGAAAGCCCGTATTTTCAATACTGCGGTTAAGTGCACGGCAGGACGCCTCGCACTGAATGAACTTTGCTTGAGCTTCAACCTTTGTGTTATAAACACTTGGGAAGAATTCAGCCTTAGAGAACATCTTCACACATTGGTAGTCGAATCGGAATTTTTTAGGTTCCAAATAGTTTTGCGGATTTATACTGTAGTCAAGGTATTGTTCATACTCTTGATTTTCAAGTAACATCCACATAGCTAGACTAGTAGGTGTGTTGACAGCCTCAAAGAAAGACTTACAAGCAATAAGCAACTGATGAAAGTCAGGCGCTTCTTTAGGAGAGTTAAAACCCTCCTGCAGGTTCTTCATGATACCATGGTTCATTAATGTATCTCCAGTCTAAAGATTTGAGATAGGCAGGATAGGTTAAATTAACGCCAACGGAAAATAATCCGGACGCAAACCTTTCCTGCCAGTAGAATTGCACGTAGTATGAACACCGGTTTAAACCGGAATATCCATATCCCGCATAAGGCCATCGACTAAAACGTCTACCAAAATACCCTGAAATAGGGATATTAGGTTGTCACGTTCTAGTTCAACAGCCAAAGACGGAATAACTACGTCCATATTCGCCATTAATGCGTACTTTTCTGCGACACCAGCATTGTTATTAACAAAACTGTCGTCGAGTACGGGTACTCTGAGCTTTAATGTAGCTTTAAAGTTGGGGTTTGCCGAAGTTGGCAAACGCCACCCAACTGTCAATACTGGTTCACCCGCAAATTGCGGAGCGATACCGCCCAAATTACTCTTCTCGCGAAAAGTAGCTAGGGTAGAATCACGTTGAACCAGCGTAAAAGTGCGAGCCACAGGTGTGGCCGCGCCGTCGTTTACAACAATGTTTGCTAATGCTGACATTGTGCGTATCTCCTAAGAGTGATTAGCGTTACCGTCTGAAAACAGACGTTAATAGCGCTAGAGAGCTTATGGACCTTTTTGTACCCAGAGCCTGTTGAAGGTTTTGGATACGAAAAGGAGGTGATGATGGTAGAGAGGTTAACACACTTCGGTCAAAGCTTTCAAAGCTGTACTGATAATGTGCCTCTCCTAACCAAACTTCTCCTGCGACAGTGTTACCTGCGCCTAAAGTCGCTGCATACTGGACCTTACGTTTACGGGATTGAGATCCCGAGACGAATTGGATTCCAGCGGTAGCGTCGAGATTGTTAATCCATGAACCGATTGGTAGGAACCAATCGACGACGAAGCTATAGGGAACAAGTTCCCAAGCTACTTCGAGTGGATTAATTAAACCAAGTGAGGATAACGTACGTAGGTTCGAGTCAATGACTCGAAACCGCGCCGTGAATCCGTACCTGACATCGTAGTCCGCGATTTGCTCGGATAAAGCTCCAGAAGGAACCCAGGAATCTCTCCCAGGTTGCTTACAAGAGCCTTTCTCCTTTGCTGTACCGCGTGCTATAATGTCAGAATCGTGATTTTCCCATCCTTTAGCAAGATCCTTAGCCGCATTGTCAATTTCTGACAAGAGCGGTGTCCACCCATAGGTTGTCTCTAACCACGCATTTGATGCGAAGTCTTCGATGGCCTTAGGTGTTTTTCTGGATCTCTTGGAACTCTTAATCAAGTCACGTTTGTGACTATTGTTGACCACCGTATCGATACCGAGAGCGTTAAACGCTCCGGTAATATCTCTACGGCGGAAAGACTGGAGTGCCTTGGCGATACGTTTCGCAGAACTTCCTACCAAATCAATGGTTTTTGGGAGTTCTGCTAACGTAACGCCAAGTGAAGAGTCGAATCCCGAAAGGACGCCCATGAATGATTCATAGGCTCTTTCGTACGCGACTGCATCTATAGAAACTTCCGGTTGTGGTGTACCTAACAAAGCGAGAGAACCTCGCCTATACGGATACACTTTATCGTCAATCTCTACTGCATTACATCGCATCTTCTGTTTTGATATTGTATAAGGGTTAACCGGTAAAGTACCGGTGCGTCTCTGAATGTAATTCGGAGTACGCAAACCCTCTTTATACGTACCATCAGTCGATACTAGTATACCTATTCCCGGATTTTGATTATACCCGGGGTAGACTACCTTTGTATCATTAGTATTATGATATATTGGCATGTAATGACCATAAGAGTTATTAATACGAGCAGGATTGCTCGTACAATAGTAGATATAAAATGAGGAAAATCCCCCCCTTCAAACGAAGGCCTATGGATTCTATATCCAAAGTGAGACAAGTCTCACAGAGAGCACTAAATTTTACCCAACCTAGGGTATACTTAGCTTACGCGAATACACGCAATGTGTATTCAGAGTTCCCCTTGCGG